TAAAAGTATTAAACGAGGAAGCTGAGGAGGTTAAACAAAATGCCAGTAGACGTAAAAGGCGTTAAGGAAACCATCAAGGCACTCCGTAAGTTTGATCCTGAACTATTAAAAGAGATGAACTCCGAGATTAAATCGGTAATGGTGCCCTTGCGTGATAAAGCGCGAGGGTACGCACCGTCTCCGGTGCCGGGTAATCTTTACGGCTGGAACGAGAACACAATAGGCAAAAAGATAACGGCTAAAAACTCAGCGTTTAGAACCTTTAACACCGAGGGCCGTTTACGCCTATTTCCGCTTTATGATTACGAGACAGTTAAAAAGGGTATTTATTATTCTCAGGCACCAAGTAAGCGCAACAAAAACGGATGGCGAGCGCTCTACTTTGTAGCTAATAGATCAGCTGCCGGCGCTATTTATGAGACCGCTGGCCGTAAAAATCCGGGTGGAGATCCAAACAGTAAATCTAATAACCCAGGAGCAGGTGCTAATTTTATTAGCCGTATGGGGCCTTTATACGGTGATAATCAAGCCGAGCGCGGTCGTATGATTTTTAGAGCGTGGAAAGAGGACGAGGGTAAAGCTCAGGCAGCCGTCGTAAATGCAATTACTAAAACGATCGAGGCCTTTAATCAAGGCCGTTACGCTAAGGCGGCATAATGGCGCAGCTACCAAGTTTATTAGTAAATGCCGTAACCACCTTTGACGGTAAGGCTTTAGCTAAAGGTCAAAAGACCGTAGCCTCTTTTGCTAAAAATGTGACTCGATCTCTCGGGCTAGCTTTTGGTACAGCTGGGGTAATCGCTTTTGGTAAGGCCTCGGTTAAGGCTTTTGCTGAGGATGAAAAAGCGGCTACTCGCCTAGCTCGTACAGTAGATAACCTCGGGTTAGGCTTTGAGAATACTCGTATTACTAAGTTTATTGCTGACCTAGAAAAGACCGCTAATGTAGCCGACGATGTTTTACGTCCGGCGTTTAGCTCACTTTTAACTACTACGGGATCAGTCGAAAGATCACAAAGATTACTAGCTCTTTCGCTAGATGTTGCTGCCGGTAGTGGCGAGGACGTAGCTACTGTTGCAGCCGATTTATCAGCGGCCTACGTGGGTAACACTAAGGGCCTTACTAAATATCGTTTAGGATTAACAAAAGCCGAGCTAGCTGGCAAGGGCTTTAATGAGATCCAAGATCTATTAAATAAACAATTCGCCGGACAAAATGCAGCGCGTTTAGATACATATGAGGGCAAGGTAGCAGCGCTAGGCGTAGCGTTTGGAAACCTACAGGAGACAGTAGGACAGGGGCTCGTCGAGTCTTTTGCTATTCTCGCAGGTGATGGCGGTATCGCAGGTGCTACCGATGCTATGAGTAAGTTTGGTGAAACCGCTAGAGATGTTTTAGTAGGTACAGCTAGCTACGTAGATAAAATCCTAGATAAGTTTAAGGGTACAAGTAGCGGCGGCGTAGACTTTTTAGGCCTTATCCCGATCCTCGGAGGCTATCTCGGTAAGGGCGGCGTATTCGACAAGCTGGCCGAGGAGGGCCGTAAGGTAACAGGCCGTGATAAACAATATGGCGGCGCGTATGCAGATAAATACAATGCTGAAAAAGAGGCGGCAGCGGCTAAGGCTCGAGCTAAGGCTGAGGCCGATGCTGCACGTCGAGCTAAAGAGCTACTAGCTTTACAGAAAAAAGCTCAGATCGCAGAAAAGAATAAATTAGCGCTTAATAAAGCCGCTGCCGTTTTTGACTCTACCCGGATCTCGCTCGCAGCTGCACTACAGGCTACGTATGACAAGGAGACACGTCTACGCCTTGAGGCGCTTATCGCTATCGAAAACGAGCAAGGAGATTTAGCGCTCAAAAAGATTAACGAGCTGGCCAATTTCCAAAAAAATGCAGATTTACAAAAGCTAGCCGGTATTACCACTATCGGCGATGCAGCTCTACAGGAGCTAAATAACCGCCTGCTCAATGAGCTCAGAGTTATTAACTCGAGCAAAATGGCCGAGGAGGATAAGGAGCTAGCACGTGAGGAGGCGTTTAAGAAATATAACGCCGCTTTAGTAGCTGCCGGTGGCCTTGCTGAAAAGAACAGCTACGACGAGCGTACTCAGATCCAACTAACCGAGGTAGCACGTCTAGCCTCTTTGAGTAAGACATATAACGCGAGCCTAACGCTAGACAAGATACGCGAGTCCGAGGAGATCAATATGATCGACCGCGTAGCTAAGGCACAAAAAGCGGCCGACGATGCTCGACTAGCTGCACTACAGCAATATATAAACCTTTTAGGCACCGTGGCTAAAGGTTCAAGTAACGCCGCTGCTATAAACGCTATGACACCATCACAAGCCGAGGCAGCTTTAGCTAAAGAACCTGTAAGCGTACCTACTAATCTCACTCCTGCTCAGATATCAGGTTTGCGTTATGCGGCTCAAGCACAAAACGCATACGAGAAAAGTCTCTCAAAAATATCTTTATCTGACTCAATGGCTCAAGCATCATTAACTCAAGGTTTGGAAGCTGGTTTACCACTAGCAGAGGCATTATCCGGATCTCGTTATGCCGCTCAAGCGGCAGCCTCATATAATATTAAGATCGAGGCCGGTATCGGAGATCCTGAGGCTATCGCTAGAGCTGTTGAGGATGTACTTAATCAATCAGGCTACCGAGGCACCTCGGTTAATCGTGGTACAGGGATGTATATAGCGTGAGCGCGTGGCTACCTGAGTGGAAAATCATCGTAGGTACGACCGAGTACACAAACGTACTTAGCGTAACTATGGCTACTGGTCGCGATGATATCGATCTCCAATGCAACGCCGGCTATGCCCGTATGGAGATCCTAAATACTAACTCTCAGGCTTTCGATATTGACGTAACCGATGCGCTTGTACTCGAGCTGAAAAACAGCTCAGGCGTATACGTACCCGTGTTTGGTGGGCAGGTATCCGATTTTGGTATTTCAGTACGTAGCCCTGAGGAGTACGGGTTTGTAACGGTCGGTACCGTCTTAGCGGTGGGATCTCTTGCCAAGCTGACTAAGGCACTCTTTCCCGATGCGCTTATTAAAGATTATGACGGTAATCAGATTTATGACATCCTTAACGAGCTACTTATTAATAGCTGGTTTGAGGTAGCTCCGTCGCTTCAATGGGCAGACTATGACCCGGCTACCACGTGGGCCGATGCTGAAAACGTAGGGTTAGGCGAGATCGATCAGCCGGGCCTCTACGAGATGATTAGCCGCTCAGCTGATCCATATAGCAGCTATAACCTATGCGCTCAGATCGCTCAGAGTGCACTCGGGCAGCTATACGAGAATAAAGCCGGGCAAGTGTGTTACGCCGATGCCGATCACCGTACGGCCTATCTCTCAGCTAACGGCTATAAAACTATCTCAGCTAATTACGCCATACCTACAAGCGTTAAGTCGATCCTACAGATCGGCAAGATCCGTAACTCTTTAGTATTTAACTACGGTAATAACTATAACTCTCAGGCCACCGATACCGACCCTACATCGATCGCCACATATGGGCGTTATCAGCGCAGCTTTAGTAGCAACCTACATAACCTAACCGATGTAATCGATGTAATGGATCGCGAGCTAGGCCTCCGTGCTATTCCACGCGAGCAGCTACAGGCGATTAGCTTTAGATTAGATAATGCTGATATGCCTGATAGCGAGCGTAATAAGATTATCGATATCTTTTTTGGTGAGCCGGTCATTATTAGCGACCTGCCTAACAATATGTTTAACGGTCAATTCAACGGCTTTGTAGAGGGCTTTTCGATTAGAGCTACACCCAGCTATGTCGATTTTACTTTGACCTTAAGCCCTACAGATTTCTCACTAATCGCGCCACAATGGGCAACGGTGAGCCCAGCTAACCTATTATGGACAGGTGTAAACGCTACACTTATCTGGGAGAACGCATACGGAGGACTAACATAATGGCAACTACAACCCCTAATTTCGGATGGCCGGTGCCAACCTCCACCGATTTAGTTAAAGACGGCGCTACGGCGATGGAAGCTCTAGGAGATGCTATCGATACCTCGATGGTAGATCTTAAGGGCGGTACCACGGGACAGGTACTAGCTAAAACATCTAATACAGATATGGACTTTAGCTGGGTCGCTCAGGATGACAGCAACGCGATCCAAAATACAATCGTTGATGCTAAGGGCGATCTCATCGCAGCTAGCGCAGCTGATACACCGGCTCGTTTAGCTGTCGGATCAAACGGCGAGACACTCGTAGCAGATAGTTCCACTTCAACAGGCTTGCGCTATCAAGCACCAAAGGTTCAAAACGGCTTGTATAACTCATCTATGCAAGTATGGCAAAGAGGCACATCTTTCACTAGCACTCTTTCTTATACCGCAGATCGTTATTACAAGGGTACTGCTTCAGCAAATACAGTCACGCGACAGGCTACAAATGACACAACAAATCTGCCAAACATACAGTATTGCTTGCGTTCTCAAAGAAACTCAGGTTCAACTTCTACGACCGCTTTAGAAATTTGGCAAGGTTTAGAGACTTTAGACTCAATCAAGTACGCAGGAAAGACAGTAACTTTTTCTTTCTATGCCCGCGCTGGTGCTAACTTTTCTGCAACTGGTATGGGTTTTAATATTTTTTCTGGCACAGGAACAGATCAAAATTTGCTTTCTACTGGTTATACAAATCAAGTAAATGTTGCTGGTTCCAATACAGGTACTTTGCCAACAACTTGGACACGCTATAGCGTGACTGGAACAGTAGGAACAACGGCTACTGAGTTATCAGTTTATTTTAATTACACACCAACTGGAACTGCTGGGGCTAATGATTACTTTGAAATCACGGGCTTACAGTTAGAAGTCGGTTCAGTTGCTACGCCTTATACATCTATGACTGGAACAATCCAAGGAGAATTAGCCGCTTGTCAACGTTACTATTTCCGCAACAATTCAGGCAGCACTAACTTCTCTTGGTTTGCTTGGGGAATTGGTCAAGGTTCAAGTCAGGCATTGTTCTCAATTCCTTGTCCAGTAACAATGCGTACTACTCCAACAGTAGTCGAGTTTGCAAATCTTGGCTTGGCACAAACTGGCGGAATTAGCGCAATCACAACTTTAGTCCACGCCAATAGCAGCCCATCAGCCGCTTTCTTGCAATCAAATGGAACAAATACAGCCGATGCTTTCTATCGTTTAATGGCTAATAACTCATCAAGTGCATACGTTGGAATCGGAGCAGAACTATAATGAACATTGAAACAATTTCAGTAGATGATGGCTTTGGGAACATTACAGAACACGTCATCATTGACCGAGGCAACGGAGAGTTCACTTCAATGCCAAAGGCTTTATATGACGAGCAACAGGCACAGGCGGAACACTTCACACCGAGTTTGACGGATGCTAAAGAGCTATAACGGATATCCGGCCTCTAAAGATCCGGACGAGATTAAAATAAAGTCCTATCCCGTAAAGGGTACGGACCGTAAGCTAAGGTGTGCCGAGAGTGTTGGGCCTCTCTTGGCCGCCTTTGCTGCGGAATTTCACGAGCTGATCGAGCCAATCGATGAGGGTACCTTTGACGATTGGGGTTACGCTTTTAGGATGGTGCGCGGATCTACCGATCGCTTATCGTGTCACTCATCCGGCACGGCTATCGACCTTAACGCGACTAAACATCCTTTAGGCAAGTCCGGGACTTTTGCAGCTGAAAAGGTACCAATGCTAAGAGCTTTAGCTAAAAAGTATGGGCTCAAGTGGGGCGGCAATTACGTAAACCGTAAGGACGAGATGCACTTTGAGGTAGAAATCAGCGCGGTAAAAGCCGCCGAGCTCATTAAAAAGCTACAATTAATTTAGAGGGCAGGATCGAGGTAAGTATGAAAGAGCAACTACTCGCAGCGGCTAAGTCTTATGCACGTGCAGCTTTAGCCTCAGCGGCAGCTCTCTATATGTCCGGTATTACCGACCCGAAAGTACTAGCTAATGCCTTTATTGCTGGACTCGTGGGGCCTTTGTTAAAGGCGCTGCAACCTAGCGAAAAAGAGATCGGCTACAAGGGTAAGTAAATGGAACAGGCTCAGCTAGTAATTGGCGTTACCCTCGGGGCTAGCGCTATTTTGGGGTTACTAGCTGGGCTTATCCGTAAATATCTACTTATGTTAATTAAAAATTATCTGAGCGAGCTCAAGCCTGACGGCAACGGCGGCCACAATTTAGCCGGGCGCGTTGAGCGTATCGAGCAGCGGGTAGATCGTATTTATGAGCTGTTAGTTGAGCTCAAGCTTAGCAAGTAGCGACACGCCAAAAATTATGTCTTTTGTTTTCTGACAAATAGCCCCCATACTGATACTACAAACGCTGAGAGGGCTACTCGGTTAGTAGCTTGATCGGCCTAAACAAAGGGCTAAGTAAATGAATAGTGCAGATATATTAATAGCGGCTTTTGCTGCTTTTATCGGTTTTATGTTTATGGTAATTGGATACTCAATCGGTTACAAACAAGGGCACGGCGAGGGTTTTATTAGAGGCCGCGCTATTGCTCAAGCTCTGAAAGATAAGGAGCTAATCTAGTGAACGATTTCAGAGATCCGCTTATTAATTTTGCTATGGATCGAGGCATACAGCCTACGGCAATACTTTACGTAAACCTCACGCCGCAAGGTGTCGAGTACGCATACATCGAGGAGGAGAAAACGTTTATCGTAAAGGAGTCGGTTAAATGGGATTTCTAGATAACTACGAGGATGTAAACGCACGTATTAAGCGCTTTAGAACAGAGTTTCCATCGGGTCGATTAGTTGCATACATCGAGGATATCGACATCATTAAAGGCACCGTCCTGGTCAAAGCTGAGGCATATCGTGAGTATGAGGATGCTGTACCTAGCGCCGTAGATTATGCGTTTGGTAATGTGGCAACACTTACTAACAATATGAAAAAATGGCTGATCGAGGATACGGTCACGAGCGCCTATGGCCGCGTTATTGGACTTTTAACGCCAAGCGAACACGCACGGCCTACGGTTCAGGATATGCAAAAGGTAGAAAACCTACCGGCTGATCCGGATCCGTGGAGCACCAAAGCAGCTATCGAGGATATGCCAACAATGGCCACAGCTGTACAAGAGATCGGCGCACAGCTAGGCGGTGAGCTAGTTAAAGAAGCTCCACAATGCTCGCACGGGCATATGGTTTGGAAACAATCGCACGAGGGAGCTCCTAAGAGCTGGGGCGGTTACTTTTGCACCGAGCGCACTAAAGCTACTCAATGCACACCACGCTGGTATGTACTCCGTAGCACCGGTAAGTGGGAGCCTCAAGTATGAGCGAGCTGACTTTTATCAAGGACGGAGTAGCTACCACGATCCACGATAACGGCGATATGACCGTAGTAGCTGCTCAACAATGCGACGAGTGTTTTGAGTGGCATACGACTCTAGGCGGTTTGCCTGTACGTGATGTAGCCGGCGAGGTCGTATTATGGTTATGCGCACAATGTCGAGCGTAGCTAAAGTCATACTCGATAGGCAGCAAGAGCTAGCGGCGCATCAAGCCGCGCTCGATCGGGTTCGATACTTTAACTCACAGATGGACGATCCAAGCCAACACGGGCAGCGTTTTACAAACCTGCACGAGTTCATATGGCAAAAAGCCGAGGGCGCTGGGGCTGAGATAGCTGTAGCTAATTATTTTGGAGATTACGGGTTTGTGCCTAAATCACCGGATAATACCGAGGCCGACGTGGGCAACAATATCGAGGTTAAATGGACTAAACACGCTCACGGCCACCTGATCGTACAAAATAAACACTACGAGCGCGATGATATGGTCGCGATCCTCGTAACTGGGCTTAGCCCGGTCTACCTAGTAATGGGCTGGATGCCGCTCCATATGATTATGCAGTCTAAATACAGACATCCTAATCAGGGTAATTACTGGGTACCTAAATCTAATTTATTCGAGATGCAATATCTAAAGAGGTCTAACTATGGAGACAATTAAGTACGAGTGCCGTAAGTGTAAAAAGGTCACGGATCAGATCGAGCGCATTATCACCGATAACCTGCCGCCTAACGTTAAAACGCTCCAATGTACCAAATGCGGCTGTATGGGCGTTTGTTTAATGGAGGCTAAAGATGTTTAAGAAAAACAAACAAATACGAGAGCTTTATTCGATGTACGATCAAATGCTGTCATTAGTAGTTACACAAAAAATAAGAAATGACAATTTACAATTAGCTCATAATGATCTACTCGAGCAATTATCCGAGCTTAGAGATCGATTAAGGGTACAAGATGCCGACGTATGAGTATGAGTGCATCGTGTGTAACGTGCGTTACGAGACTATCGAGAAAATGGCAGAGCACACTACGCCGTACTGTTGCTCGATGATGATGCGACAGGTTTACAGCGCTCCGGGCTTGAGCTTTAAGGGCACGGGATGGGGTAAAGATGCTTGACGATAAAAAAACAAAAATACTAATCAAGCAATTTGAGCTAATTAATGAAGTTTTAACTCTGTTACAGGATGCTGTAATTGACTTACATAATCGTATATCGGCGATCGAAAATGATTAAAAGTTATCCACAGAAGTTATACACAGGGGTTAATAACCTGTGGGACACGCTCAAAGCCACGCTCATTAATTGCTTATCCTTGACAAGCTCGGTACGCTCCATACTCGCAGGCGAGCCGCTGAGGCGGATAGCTCGCGGGCGATGTTTGGTGCTATTGGCCGGGCTATTGCTAATTAGCACAATGCCTCAAGCGGTAGCAATAAACACTAATAAAGATACAGATAGATATAAGCTCTATGCACATATGAAAGTAGTAAGTGCTAAAGAGTATCGATGCTTAGAGCTGTTATGGAATAGAGAGTCTAGATGGGATCCAAGAGCTGATAACCCTAAGAGCTCAGCATATGGAATACCACAGCTATTAAAGCTTAAGGTATTAGATCCATATCTACAGATAGATCTAGGACTTAAGTACATAGCTCATAGATATAAGACACCTTGCATAGCTTATGCACACCATCGAAAGACTGGTCATTACTAATGGTGAAAGGTAGACAGGATCCTCGAGTATCAAGAGACTGGAAGCGTGTGCGCTTAGCTGTGTTAGCTAGAGATGGATACACGTGTGCATATTGTGGACAGGATGCTACGACTGTAGACCACGTAGTAAGTATTAAGGCCGGAGGTAACCCGCTTGATATGGAGAACTGTGTAGCAGCGTGTAGACGATGCAATAGCTCAAAGGGATCACGCTCACAAGGCGTTTTTTTAGCAGCCAATTCTACCCCCCCTGCCTTTCCGAGCAATTTCTCCCCGAAAACCACCTCAACGGTCCCAGCCGGTCCGTGTGCAGGCCAAACCGAGCAGAATTGATAGGGATACTCACCTAATGACTACGCCGCTCTATGGGGCTACTGAGCCCCGATTACACAGTCCGTACCTAAAGACTAAAAATAAAGGCGAGGAGATCTCGCAGCTAGCCGACTCGATCGGCGTACCGTTATTACCGTGGCAGCGGTTTGTAATTGACGATATGACCTCGGTAAACGAGGAGGATATGTTTATAAGAAAAACAAACCTCGTGTTATGTAGCCGGCAGCAAGGTAAAACACATTTGGCTCGTATGATGATGCTGAGTCATATGTTTCTATTTGACAGCCCTAACGTGCTGATTATGAGCTCTAATAGATCGATGGCTTTAGACACCTTTAGGCAAGTTGCATACGCTATCGAGGCTAATAGCGAGCTAGCTAAGCAAGTCAAACAGATCCGGTATGCCAATGGTACGGAGTCGATCGAGCTAAAAAACGGGCACCGCCTCGATGTAGTAGCGGCTACTAGAGACGGCAGCCGCGGCAGGTCAGCCTCATTTTTATACATCGATGAGGTACGCGAGATCAGCGAGGAGGGCTTTAGAGCAGCTACCCCTACGACTAGAGCTAAGCCAAACGCTCAAACCTTGCTCACCTCTAACGCGGGAGATGCGTTTAGTACCGTGCTTAATGAGCTACGCGAAAGAGCTTT